GTTTTCAGTTAAACAAGAATACTCCTGGGCAATTAAAAACGGTATTGCTAAAGAACAAGCTCGTGCTATTCTACCAGAAGGTCTTACTGTAAGTCGTTTGTATATGAACGGTACTGTAAGAAGTTGGATCCATTATATCGAACTGCGAGCCGCTAATGGAACACAACTAGAGCACCAGGAAATAGCACGAGCCTGTGCTAAGGCAATTGCTGATATTTTTCCAATGGCTGATTCCATTGTTGTTGATTAAATTGCTTTTGTAACCAACTAAAGTCGTTAATTAGACTGAGTGCCGCTAACTTAGCGGCATTTTTTTGACCGTACTGCTTTCCAGCGAGTGCGCCTGAGTAAGCATAAAATCCATACGAGGCTTCTGCTTGTAGTGTACACCATACGCTCAGGCGTTCTAATGATTCTTCATTATCAATCATTGCTAGTTTACAGCATTCTCTAAATGCGCTACGCCATGTTGTAAATGGGTCTGTATTAAATGCTGTAATGTTACTTACCTCTTCTACAGCTTTAAACTTACTACTGATATTCATAGTCATATCAGTACTTAATATATCCATATTCAATGTAAGATCAGTTGGTAATAATTTAATGCCGCCGTAGCCGTACTCTAATCCATTAACAGGATTTTGACTGCGCCATACATGTACAATGTCTTCATCGTAATCAGGTAATAATAGTTCGAAATTAAATGTATCTTCTACTATAGAATCTCCGTCTACTACCCACAGCATTGGTGTTTCAACTAATTTTGCGGCTGCAATATGAGCTTGATGAATGCCTTTTACTCCGTGAACTCGTAGTGCTCTTGGAACAAGTTTCTTTAATTTTTTCCAATTATCTTCTGCATTAGGTTCATTATAACTAATAAACACCACATCGTACGGTCGATGTCTAGTAGCAACAATATCGTATTCTTTACGCTGTATTGGAAAACGGTATTCAATTTCTCTTCTTGATAACTTAGAATTAGTAGGAACTAACATAGGTCCGTTGAATTTAATTTCACCTTTATCGTCATTCTTGAATACGTGATTAAGAGTAACTTCTCCGTTAGTATTATCAAAGCAATCAACAAACATTAAATCAAATTTAAAATCGGCCTGTGGAACTACGTCTGTTGGAACTAACCAAGTCATAACTGTAGTTGATTGAGCTATTGCATTTAAATAATCGTCGTGTGTATCAATATAGAAAATATCATAGTATCTATATCTAGTAGCAACAATATCGTATTCTTTACGCTGTACAGGAAACCGGTATTTGATTTCTTTCTTAGATAAGTTAGAATCGGAAGGAATTAACATTATGCCGTTAAACTTTAAATCATCAATAGTTTGATTTTTAAATACATGATTCAGCTCTAGTTCGCCGCTGTTGTCTTCGAACATTAAATCAAATTTAAAATTATCCAATGGAACTACTTCTATTGGAACTAACCAAGTCATAACTGTAGTTGATTGAGCTATTGCATTTAGATAATCTTCATGAGTATCGATATAAAAAACATCATACTGAGGCGCACGGCAGGCTACTATATCAATTTTTTTAGTGTTAATGAAAAATCGATATGCTATCTCCCTAGTACCAACATGACGATTCTTTGGTATCAAAGAGATACCGTCATATTTTCCATTATAATTTAAAAAGCTATGTACATAATCTAAGTCCCATTCTGGAACTTGATAGTCAAAATTAAAGCCAGGCTCAATGTTTAAATCGCCCCATACGACCCAGTACATTTTTGTAAACACTTTTTTTTGCGCCATAGTAAATGCTGTTTGAACATCGTTTTCAAAAACAGATTTAGCTAAAGGAAAACGATTTTGAAAACGCTTAAAAGCTCGTCTACTATAGTTGGTATCAGTACCAATAAAAATTATATCATACATTATTTTTTACGTAATCCTCTGGCCGAGTTTTGAAAAACAAGTTTAAAAAACTTTGAGCCTTCTTTATCTAAATCTGTAAGCTCTAACTTGCATTCGTATTTGAGTGTTTCGCCTAGTCCCATAATTTCGTAGGGTAACATTTCTGGAGTAATCTTACTATATTTTTCTTCCCACTGCGCAGTAAGATACTCAAAATCTCGAACATTGGCATAATCCCAATCGGTACAATTAGTTAAGTAGGCACCCTCTCGTGCTCCGTAGATACTCCAGAGGCCATTTTCCACATCGGCTCCTACATTACACCATACTAGCAACCGTTGATAGTTTTGCCACCATGTTTTTTTAAGGTCGTCTACTTTGGCGCCTTGATCTAATGACATCTTTACACCTTCACGGAATCCTGCTCGCCATGCTTGGAATGGACTGGCATTGGTGAAACTCTCACTGTAGTTTTCATTAAACTGATAATATTTGTCATCGAAACAAAATTCGACTAATCCTTTAGTATCAGTAGGATCACTATTTTCATGCGTTTTCATTTCGTTAACAAACTTGCGTGTCCACATTTTTAGGCCACCGTTGCCGTACATGAGTCCGTTAACATGAACTCGACCACACCAGCTGAACACATGATTAGGAGTTAAGCCTAGTTCATCTAAGTCTATTTCAACTTCTAAAAATCTTGGATCAACAATATTATCAGCATCTACGGTAACAAAATATTCTGTTTCGCTTAATGCGGCACAGGCTTTATGTGCGGCGTCGCTGCCTTTAACTCCATGTACACGTTTAGCCCATGGCACTTTACTACACAAATCTGCGTAATTTTTTTCAGCGTTAGGCTCATCGTAACTCAAGAATACAATATCTTGATCTATAATTTTGATTATATTACTCATATATGATTTTTAATCCGTAAGATTCAAATACCAATTTACTTGCTACAACAATTTTATCAATGCTACTCTCTAGCCGATGTGTGAAAGGTTCGCTTACTTTATCAGTATACGATAACTTGGCAGTATCAATATAAATTGTACGTATAAGTTGGTTTAAATCAGCTTCCAAACTAATAAAAATGACTAAGGTACTAGTAACACCTTTTTTAGCTAGTAGGTCTTTAATTCGGCGATTTACATAAAAATTCCAACAGGCATTTGGTTTATCCCACTCGACTATAAAGTCTTTTGTGTCTAAATTCTTTGTATCTAATACCTGTTCAAAAATATTATTTCGTAATGCGTTAGTTTGCTCAAACTTTGAGATAACTGATAGTGTTGGATTTCCTTCAGCGTCTGTGGTGTAATCAACAATGTAATCAGTATATCGTTCAGAACCATCAATAAACGGTTTAGCAAATTCTGAAGAAACTTCTAAGCTAAATTCGTACTTAGGATTACGTTCGTTAGATACTGAAAAAATCTGACCTGTTGCTTTATCGTAGTGTACATAGTACACAACAGTAATAGGTTTTAACATCAACTGGATCATTTCTTCGTCGAATATTATTAGTTCGTCTTGCATAAATCTTCCAGTTTTTCAAGTACATTGTCTGTTAAAAAATCCTTTTCAACATAATGAAATAATTTTGTTTGTTTTATGTTAGCAACATATAAATCACCCGTCCGAGTAAAATAGTGCGGTACAGTATCTTGCCACTTAGATGGAATTGTTAGCCATCCTTGTAATGGTGTTTTCATATGTACAAACTCTAACGGGCCGTATTTGTCAATAGCGGTTTCATCTAATCCCAGGATATCAATAGCAACAGCAGTAGATAAATCCATACTAACCCAATTTTGATACTCATCAGGAGCAAATTTACCGTAACATAATTCCCAATTTTTAACTACAAACTCTAATGTTTTATAAAAATCTAAAGCAGTCTGACTTTTCTTAAAATAGTGTAGAGCATAATAAGGATTAGTTAATTTATTAGCAATAAACGCTTTGCGATGAAATGTATCTTGAAATACAGGCTCTAATTTGTAATTAGTGATATGGGAACAAAATTTCAAATCATAGTTACCTAAATATTTCCACCAATAGCCGATGTCATCTAACATTAGCATATCACTGTCTAGCACTATTGTTTCATCATACGGGCTAGCATAATACAATTTCCAACGATGTTCTGAAGCCAAAATACTAGTGCTGGTTTCTGTAAACCACGGGATAGGAATTATTTGGTCAAATACTGTGCGGTATTCTGAAGGAACAGCATTATTAGTTACTAACGATATACTAGTAATTTCTTTTTGACTATGTTTAATACTTAACGCCAATGCGTATGCTTGCCGAACATAGTCAACGGTTTCTGTATTCTGCGCAAAAACTAAGAATCCTTTAGACATAATTGCCCTCGTCTATACAGCGGGTCAAACTCATTTTATTCATAACGTGTACATCAATACCGTTAGTTTTTGCCAAAATGTATTCGCCTAGGTGGTTTTCTTTTTCTACTAAAAATTGTAATTTATTGTTATCTAACTTTAACAAAATATCTTTATCAATACAATAGGTCATTTTGCCAGGTAACTCCACAGCAAAATCTCCAACAGTTTTTCCGTTCATAATATGAATCGCAATACTAAAAGCATGGTCGTTTCGATATATAGAAGCATCGATATTATACAATACCCTGTAGTACAACCAGTTTTCTTTAATGTAATTTACAAGGTCAAAGAATGCCTTAGTAGCAGGAGTTTTTACAAAGATAAAAGTAGTAGCCCAATAGAATGGAATACTATACTGGTTGATGCGTTCAAATTCGTTAGTTGATCGCCAACCAGATAGATCAAAGCTATTACTATAAATTTGAAAATCGTAATCTCTTTCTAGAGCGCCTGTTAATATATCAGAATTAATAATGTAATCACTGTCTATTACAAGTGTTTTTTTGTAAGGAGTAACGTCATAGATTTGAGGACGTGACAAATTTTTCCACTCTAGCACTTTACTTGTTAGTGTTCCGTCGTGAAATGTTTTTTTACTGCCCTGTGGAGTAGATGTTTCTATTATTTGATCAAAGCCGTGATTAGGGTAATTCTTTAACAAATATTCTGTGTTGTCTGTTACAATACTTACAGGAATATTTAAGAATTTCTTAATGCGAGAGGCGGCAAAAATTGCCAGTTTTACATAATCAACCTGAGCATTATTTTGAGCAAAAATAAGTGCGCCTGTTGTCATAGACTGACAATGTCCTCTACTCGTCTTTTTTGCTTAATAGCGTTATACTCAACTGCAAATGCGTTCAGAGATTCAAAATAGATAGAAACAATCTTATCAAAGAACGCTTTTACATCTTCTATAATAACTGGTAAATTGTTACTGTCTAGAAAGGCAACATCTGATGTATAACCTAAATCTAAAGAAGTCTTTGTAAAGTTAATTAACTCAGGTGTAATCTTAAATGTTGCGCCGTTAGCATAATATACTATCTTTTGATTAAACTCTTCTAAGATAATTCTGCGCTGATTTGATAAGGTGGCCATATGATTTGCCACGCCAAAGGCTTTTTCGACTCGTTCGTCCATAGATAATCCTTGTAGTTAATACTACAGTAATTATCTATTATTTTGGAGAGGGTTTATAATCCTGAGCTTGCCGCAGGAGGAGCAGGAATGCTCACGTTTGTACCAGATGCTCTACGTGCTTGCAGTATGCTATCCAATGTGCCATCTACATCTTCATCAACTTGCGGGCCAGGTAAGACGCCGCCTTGTTGGTCGCCTGTATCATTATCTTGGAATTGTATTGTAAATTCTAGCTGTGAACCGCTTACTTTTCTACCGTAAATGAAGTATTCGTTTTCTGCGTAAGATCCGGCAGGAGCAGGCTTATCAAAAATACGTGTAGCACTATTTGGAAGATTATTCCAACCGTAGCTAGAATTATTGCCTGATCCGGTAGCAGTTGTATTATTAAAACCAAAAACAATAGTTCCCATAGTAGTAAACATTGTAGTCCACGTATTATTTTTTGAGCCGCTGTTGCCGCCTGTTCTGGACGCTGTAAATTGTAAATTGCCGCCGGTATTAAAAAAATGTCTTGCGGCATTATCATCGGCAAAAGTCACAGTAAATACGTTACTGATAGTTCCGTTCCACGAAGAAGTTCGTTGAGCACTAGCAATAGTTTCTAGTGTAGCTTGACTACTTGGAGGTGTAGTTAATCTATCATCGGTAATCGTAGTTGCTAAACTATTACAAGAATTATAAATTCCTTCTGAAACTACTGCGCCCTGTACTGGAGCAAAAATCTGACTAGTCTCATCATTACCTGTTTGGTGTTGGCGAACTTTAATTAAATCGTTTCTTAAATTAATCCATTGCTGAGCAGTAATACTGGAATTTTGCGCAACCTGGCTGCTAGATACCGACTGCCCGTACCCAAAGTCTCCGGAGCCTGTACCTAGTACTAGCGATACTTTAGATTGTATTGTATTATAGTCGGTTGCTTGAATTATTGGCATTTTAATTCCTTATAGTACTAAAGCTTCGACTATCTTTACACCAGCATCGTCATTCGATTCCAATGCGATAGCAAATGCATCAGCGGCATTGCCCATTGCAGCTTGTGCTGTACCATTTGGGCCTGCAACTAATCGTTGCCCTTTCATTACATTTCCTGTTACTTTAACTGGTACACGACCCTTTAGGGCAACATATGTACCACCTTCTAATTCACTGTTCATCATATAAGCAGGTTTGCCAGACACTGGGCCAACTGCTCGGAATCCTACCTGGCAAGCTGTAACTTCTTTGTCGCCGCCTACCATTAATACTGTTCCAACTTCGTAGTCTGTATCAGCAAGATATTTTTCTGCCAAGTCAGCGTACTGTGCCGAGCTAGCAACACCTTGAAATATGTTGGCTAATAAGTTTGCCGATGCATCTCTAACTGCTAGTGTGTTGGCCGCGCTGGCTGTGCTGGCAGTTCTAGCAGTACCAGCTACACTAACTGCGTTAGCAACGGTAGCTGTTCCTTCAAACATGTTAGCATAAATGGAAGCGTACTTAAATGTAGTAGAACCAATGCTTGAAATTCCGTCAGCGCCTGGTAATATATCTGGGCCAACTAATTTTATAGGAGTCTTTGTTCCAGACGATGTTGTTTGAAATAACATCGTTGTGGAAGTTGTGCGAATTTCAGGAAAGCCGTCCGGGTTAATAGAAACATATAATTTCTTAGTAGGTAAACCTACAGTATACCCAACGTCGGCAAAATTAACTTGCGTACTAAAGGAAGGAGTTACATCTGAGCGTACAAAAGAACTAGCAGAAATTCCGCCTAGTTTATCTGCGTTAGATGCTGTTCCATAAAACTTTCTAGGAGGTGTTGTTTGTCCTGGATTTGCTAGATCGTTAGTGTTTGCTAAGGTAAT